ACGCTAAAGATAACTACATTAGAGGACTAAGAGGTGCGGGTAACGACGAGACATTCCATCTTTTCGTAACACCACAAGTAATGGCTGACCTAAAACTTGATTCAGACTTCCTTGCTAACGTAAGACAGGCTGGAGTAAGAGGACCAGGTTCAAGCTTGTTCTCAGGTTCATCATCTCTAATGGTTGATGGCATCATGGTTCACGAGTTTAGACATGTGTTTAATACAAGTGGCGCTTTATCTGGTACATCATCAAACGCTGGTGCTGCTGGATATAAAGGTGGTGCAAACGCTGACGTAAACTACTCAAGATGTATTTTCGCTGGCGCACAAGCATTAGCTATGGCAGATATTGGTATACCAGAAATAGTAGAAGACACATTCGACTATGGTAACCAAAACGGTATTTCAATTGGTAAGATATTCGGACTCAAGAAGCCAGTTTATCATTCAGACCACACAGGTCAGGATGAAGACTTTGGTGTTATTGCGTTAGATGTTGCATACTAATTGTGATATATTTTATGGGTGGCTTTTAAAAGTCACCCATTTTTAAGGAGGAAATTATGTGGATAGTATCAAATGAAGACAAATCAGTAGCTTCTACTTGGGGCGCAGTTATACATTTAAAAGCTGGCGAGCCAAGACAAGTTGGTGATGATTTGGGTTTACTTTGCTTACAAGCCGGATGCACGGAGGTAAAAGACGTCAAAGAAGCTCCAGTAGTAGAAGAAGCTCCCGTTGAGGAAGTTGTCGAAGAAGCTGCTGAAGAAAAATCTTTTGAGGACATGACCAAAGTGGAACTAGAAGCTTATGGCAGAACTATTGGTATTGAACTCGATAGACGTAAAAAGAAATCAGAGTTAATCGCAGAATTAGAAGCTGCACAATAAGGATAAATTATGGCATTAACCGGGACAAACTTACTAAGTAGAATCAAAGACATCTTACAAGACACTACTAGTGTTAGATGGCCAGAAGCTGAAATACTTAGATATATTAATGATGCGCAAAGAGAAATTGTAAACTATAAACCAGAGTCATCTGCAAAGACTGACAATGTGCAATTAGTTGCTGGAACTAAACAAACTTTACCTTCTGATGGTGTTAGACTAATTAAGGTAACTAGAAACATGAATGGTTCAAGTGGCAGTGCTACTGGTAAAAGAGCAATCAGAATTGTAAATGTAGATATCTTAAATACACAAGAGCCAGATTGGAACGATCCAACTGTATCTGGAGATGCACAACACGGCACTGTAGTTAAGCACTACATTTTTGACGAAGACGATCCAAAAAACTACTACGTGTATCCAGGAGTAAATGGAAATGCGTACGTAGAAATCGTGTACTCAAAAACACCTACAGACCTATCTTCTGCAAGTTCAAACTTAGACATAGACGATATATACGCTAACGCGGTAATTGATTATGTCTTGTTCAGAGCGTACCAAAAAGATTCTGAGTACGCAGGCAACGCACAAAGAGCGCAAACACATTACCAACTATTTTTAAATTGTATCGGACAAGGCGCACAGGCTCAAAACCTAATAAGCCCGAACAACGATAGAGTTGCAAACATAGGTGGTATGCCACTCCCTGTAGCACCGCCAGTACAAGGAGGCTAAGGTGGCAGCCTACTCTTCTTTAGTCAAAGAAGTTTTACCCTACGTGCCTTTTTGCCCAGATTCTTTGGTTGAAAGTAACTTACGTTCTGCAACTATAGAATTTTGTGAAAGGTCAAAAGCATACATATTAGACATGGATGCTTTCAACACTATATCAGGTGTGTATGAGTACGATTTTGATATACCCACAGGTACGGAAGTACACCAGGTATTGCAGATGACGTATGACGGGAGAGACATGGACCCTATCAGTCCACGTAGTCTAGACTTAAATTACCCAGATTGGAGGGATAGAACAGGCAGGCCCCACGTATATTTACAGAAAACACCTTCAACCTTTTGGTTAGTCCCAGTACCACAAGGTTCTTTTCCTGTTATAGCTAGTGTTGCTTTAAAACCATCTAGAACTTCTAACAACATAGACACTACGATATCCAACCAATACAGAGATGCAATTATATACGGCACTTTGTATAGGTTACTACGTATGCCAGGTAGAGAATGGTCAGACGTAAATGCAGCTAGAGAGTATCTAGCCCAGTTTAATTTAGAAATACAACAAGCAGAACTCCGTGCAAGAGGCGGGGATCTGGGCGTTAAACGAACAGTAAAATACAAAGGAATAGGTAAGCCAAGGAGGCGCTATGGAAGATACGGAAAGGAGATCGACTACTAATGACTTTGTTGAACCAGTGCTCACTGATATACGTTCCACGTGGAACATTATCAAACCTGGTTTAGAAAGTATATTAGCAGATAACCCAAGTCTAACTTTTATTCCCGAAGATGTTTATAGTGATTGCGTAAATGAAAAAGCGTTTTTATTTACCTCACCAGTCGGGTTTTTAGTACTTACGATACAAACAGATAGGTACACAAAAGACAAGACATTGTATATGTGGATAGCGTATACTTACAATAAGGGCGGACACGAGTGGTTGGCCCATGAAGCCTGGATAGAAGAGGTAGCTAAACGTTCGGGCTGTAAGTACATAGAGGCGCAGTCGCATGTACGGGAGTTAGAACCTTATGCCCTAAAGAGAGGTTGGAGTTTAGATACGATAGTTTATAGGAGAAAAGTAAATGAGTAAGCCAAGTAAATCAGATTATGAAGCTTCTGAAGTAGATAAAACTAATGCTTCTGTAGGTTTAGCGCAAAAAAACTTTTTTAACAGTGAAATTTTACCAGAGATAAAAGCAGGCGCTGATCGGGCTTTTAGAGAAGAAGAGGGTGTCGTAGGTATGGCAGAAGGTACTGCTAATGCAGACTTTGCTCAATTTCTTACTAACAACCCGAACAGAAACGCTGTTGCATCTATAGACATGCAAGCAGACCTTACTTCTGCTGGTATAGACCAAATGCTAGAAGGTACTAGTCAAGGTTTAGCATCTTCGGTTAATGAACAAGTAGGTATGGTAAAAGCGGGAGCAGGCATAAACAACCAAACTACTTCAGCGTTAGCAAACATATCTAAAATATCTACAGCAGATACTTTAAATCTAGCGGCAGCTAAGTACAAAAGGAATTCAGGTAACATAGGCGCGTTTACAACACTTGGTAAAGGTTATGGAGAGGCTAAAACATTCCAAAAAGGATTTAATGCCGCTAATGATGGCCAAGAAATAGATATATGGGGGAATATTAGCAACGTAACATGAGTTTAAGCGGATCAGTAAGAAGAGCAGTAGGTAGAATCAAAGACGAACGAGCTACAGCAGACGAGTTTGATAACTTAGGGCTAACACAAGTAGATAACCCTGATAAAGTCTTTGCCCAAATACTAAGGGATGATTATGCTAATTACATAAATAATTTTAGAGATTATGAAAAAGAGTTAATTGGTAGGTTAGACGATACTTCTTTAGTAGATAGAACTAGAGAAAACGCTAAGATGCAAAGAGAAAAAGCAGCTGCTATACAAGCGAGAAACCTAGAAAGATATGGCGGCGCTGGTTTGTCTGCTGCACAACTACAGGAACAGCAAAGGTCTGCCCAAAGAGCAGGGCAACTAGGATTAGCTGGTGGTGTAAACCAAGCTAGAGTTAGACAAAGAGAAATGAATAATGCTTTGTTACAAGAAATTATAGGTATTGGCCAGGGCATGAATGCAGGTGCATTACAAAGCTTGAGCCAAGCTGCACAAGGTGAAGTAGCTAGAAGAGGCGCATATAAAAATGCTAAAGCTGGTTATGCCTCACAAATGACCAACATGGGAGCGTCAATACTGGCGGCATTTTTAATATGAGTTTTACATCTGGTTTAGCAGCGGGTAGAAGCGCAAGAAAAGACCTTGAAGATCGTCAAGAAAATAATGCTGATCTATTAATGACTGAAAACAGTCCTTATTTAGATAAGTTAAAAATAGTAGAAACTGGCGCTGAGTATGCACAGATAGACGAAATTAACTTCGACAAAATGATGTTTGGTGACGTTAAAGAAGGCGAAGACAAATACAAAAATTTAGAATTAGTTGGTGATGGCACTGGTTTTTACAAACCTAAAGAGCATGACCTTATGGTTCAAACTGTTAATAGCTTGAGTACTGCTAGGTCTTACACAGATGTAGAGACAGGTAAAAAAGTAGAAGGTAAAGTAGCAGGCATTAGGATAAACCCAAACAATGGGGCCATACACTATGATATAGAAACTGAAAGAGGCATTTTAAGACCAAAAACATTAGGTTTTAGCAATGACCCTAAAGATGTTGTTATGTCTTCAGGCACAGAAGATTTTAGAAGTCTATACAACACAGCTCTGCGACAAACAGAATACAATGCTTCTTCTAGCAAAGTAAGAAGACAAGCTCAAACTCTTTTAGCAACCCAAGAAAGATACGACGACAATGTATTAAACATTGATATAAACAACCCACCAGAAGGCATAACAGACCAAGAGTTTATAGCTGCTGTAGACTACCAAGTTGCAATAGGAAAGATACCTCCTGTACAAGGCGCAAATTTAATTATCAATGTAGGATCTAGAGTACAAGATGCTATAGACGCATATAACACAAACGCAAAACTTAAAACAGAACAATCCTCAGCACAGTTTGATAGACAAGATCAAACCTTAGATAGAGTGGCAGCAGAAAAGATAGTAAATGATGGTGAGTTCTACAATCAGTCAGGCGATATACAAAGACAAATTTTAGCTGTAGTTCCAGGGAATTACCTAGGTTACAAAATAGGCTTGAACAAAGAAATGCAAGACCAGCTCAGAAACAGCAGTGGTGAGCAAAAGATAGAACGAAACGAAACTATGACACGAGGAAGTGGACCTGTTCCTAGAGCTAGAGGACCTATGAAAAAGTCAGTAGATATGAAACTAACTGACGCACAACCAGACACCATAACTCAAGATGGTGTGGAGTATCAAAGAACTACACCTAAACCACAAGTGTTTGAAGGCACAGATTTAGTATTCCCAGCAGATGGTACAGCAGAAGAAATAAGTAATTTCTTAACAGAAAACCAAGCAGAGCTACAAAACATAGGCTTGAAGAAAGAGTTCTTAGATCAAGCACAAGCTGTTTTTAATAGATACGATATATCCAAACCAGAAGACATGAGAAAGATACCAAACGACCCAGAGGTAAGTTTTGGTAGAAAAGAAGCAGCGGTAGCTTATGCAGTAGCAGCTGGAGACCCAGCAAAATTTAATGAGAATTTTAAATTTGCGTACAACTTAATGAACACAGACGACCCTGGTACTGATGTGTACGATAGGTTAGATAAGAGAAGAGCAGATGACCTAAGACAACAAGAAGCTGACAATAGAAGAGAAAGCCTAAGACAAAGTTTAATAGCTGCTAATAGAACTGCGTCTCTAGAAACTTTCGACTCTCTAAATGAAAAAGCAGAAAGCATTAATTACTTTAAAGACTTCGAAGATAACGGACAAAAATCAATGCAAAGCCCATTAGAAGGCGGCGAACAATTAAATGCATACAAAGCGTTTGTAAATGAACTTATAAGAAAAGGCGGCGTAGGTGGCACCCGTGTAAATAGTGATTTTTCTAATTTAGACCCATCTTTAGCTTTTCTTTTAACTCAAGAAACAGGCGATTTAATGGCAGCATTTGCAGTATCTGAAGGCTTCAAAGAAAAAGGTGGCGTATTTGGGACTGGTTTATGGAGTGGCAGAGATAATTACCAAGACATGGCCGGTAATATAGCTGCAAAAATAGAGTTACAAACTAAAGTAGTAAACGGCAAAGAGCAGGTAGATAAAGTTGTTATTCGTGACCCGTCTAACAACCAGTATATACCAATTGCGACAGGACAACAGTTCTACGCACTATTCCCAGACCAAAGGTCCCAAGATATAGCTTTAGCATCTTTTAAATTAGAAAAGCGTATTAGGAACTAATGTGGCAGTTAATGAGCAAGATATCATACAAAGACTTAGAGCTGGACAAATTGCTCCGGGCGCATCGGACAAATACAATCTAGACGAAGACCGAGTAGGTCTAATATCTCCAGAAGAAGGATCTAGTTACACGCAACCTGTAGAAACAATGGGCGAATCGTTTCGTGCGGGCTTAGAATCTGGTGCAGCAAACATAGCCGCACAAAACAAAAACTTCATGGCTACCATAGCTACCTTACGTGGTAATACTGAAGATGCTGAAAACCTTTTACGAGAAGGTGACAGACTTGAAGAAGAGTCAGGCATACCTTTAGCTGGTATGGAAAGCTTTGGTGAATTCTTAGATGAACCTACTGTAGGTGGTTTCTTTAACCAAGTAGCTTCCGCTACAGGCCAATTTGTACCTTCGTTAGCAGCAAGTTTAGCTGAAGCTGCAGTTGTAGGGACTGTAGTAGCTGGTGGTACTATAGCTACGGGGGGTACAGCAACTCCAGCTCTATTAGCTGGCGCTGGTACTGCTATTGCAAAAAGACAAGCCTTAAAAGAATTACCGACTAACTTAGTAAAAAGAAGACCTAATGTACTAAAAGAAGATGCAGAAGAGCTTTTAAATAAACAATATAAAAATGTTTTAGCAGACAAACAAGGCAGACCTTTACCTTTTCCTAAATTAGCAGATGACAAAAAAGCACAAAAAGATTTAGCAGATATATATGCACAATTACGTAAGCAGAAGTTAGGTAGTAGGTTTACAAAAGGTGCACTTGCCGGTGCTTATAGCCAAGAACAACGTATGGGTACTGGTATAGCTTTCAGTGATTATGCCGATCAAGGTATGAGATCACCGGAAGATGCAGTTGCTGCATTGGCCCAGGGACAAGTGTTTGGTGCTATAGGACTTGGTGCAGAGTTTGCTACTGCTAAAGTTATAGCTGACAGATTAAAGAAAAGTGGCACATTAAAAACAAGAACCGTTGCAGATAATCCACTACAGTCTAAGTTACAAAGTAACACTAGCTTCCTCAAAGATTTAGGCACCGGTATTGCTGTAACTTCTATATCAGAAGGTATAGCAGAAGGGTTGCAAGAAGAATTATCCATACGACAGAAATTTAGAATAGATGACGATTACACGAAAGCAAATGCCCGAGTAGATAGGTTAAATGCCTTGTTCGCAGGTTTCTTTGGTGGTGTAGGTGTTGGTGGCGCTTTAGGTACTGGTACAGGTGTTATCAATAAAGTAAGAGAGCAAAGTAATTACATACTAGCTGAAAGAGATGCAGCAAAAATGTTCTTAAAGCGTTACGAAGCTAACAAAGCTGGCCAAGTAATGAAAGAAAGGCAGACAGCACTTAAAGGACAATTTGATTTTGCAGCTAGATCAGATACTAATAAAGATAGTGCTTTTATAGATATAGATAGTTCTTCAGAAGCTGATCTTAATGTACTTCAACAATCACTACCAAATGCTATTAGAGTAGCTACACCTAGGGGAGCTTACTTTACTACAGATAGAAGAAAAGCTAGAGAGTTTCAAAACCTAGTAAGCGTATATCCTTTTAATACAGAACTACAAGATGCTTGGTTAGCAGAAAACGGGTTAGGTTACAGCAGAACAAGAAAAGATGGTGATGACATAGTAGTTGGTATTATGGACAACGAAATAAATGAGCTAGTTCATTACCAAAGTACTTCTAGTACCTACGAAAATGACTATGAAAAAGCTAAAAAGAAAATGGAAGAGATACGTGGCACTGCGGATCCAGCACGTTTTGAAATTGTAACTCAGACACTAAAAGAACATGCAGATTATAGAACTGCTGGCTTAGACAATACACAAACTACACCTTTTACTAGCCTACAAGACTTATTCCAGGATATGGATGAAGGGTCTGAAATGGGCACAGACCAGGATGATGTAGGTGAAGCAGACCCTACTGCAAAAGCAGATGCCGAATCAAGTGCAAAATTTACTGATGTAAAGAGAGGGAGAATACCAGAAGCAGAAGGGCAAGGTATTACAGAAGTACTACAAGACTACTACAAACTACCAATAAATTACCAAGACTTAGTTTTCTTCGTAAACTTTACTCAAGCAGCTACAAAAGGAGCTACGACTGCTAAACAAATAACTTCTACACTAAAAAAAGCAGCTCCCCAAGTAAGAGAAAGACTAGCCCAGATTCTTGATGATCTTTCTAACGCAGTTGATACAGTGGGCCAAGCGTTAGACCCAGCTGATAGAAAGTATCTAGAAAGAGTCAAGGCTTCTCCTATAGTTGAGATGTCAGAGTTACTAGATAGCATTTCTAGGGATGTATCAAACATCGATCTAAAAAATGAGTTGACTAGCCCCGCATTTAGAATGACAGAAGAAGGCTCTGATATAACTCAAATACCTCTAGTAGGCGTAACCGAAATACTTAAAGGTACTACAGCGGTTGTAGATGAAGGAGACCAAGCAGCTACAAAACAGGCACTAGATGATGTAAAAGTTATAACAAAAAGAGGCGGTTCTGGTACTGTAGAAAACCCATACATAAATGTAAAAACACAAAAGCCCTGGAGCATAGCTGACAAAGATGACAAGAAAGCTACTCCCGGACAAATAGCCGGAGTAAATGAGTTTGTACACCCGACACTAAAAGAAGAGTTTGCTGGACAACAAGAATTTTACTCACAAAAACTTATAGAAGCTTTTATTATCAAGTCTAAAGACGAAGCAGAACGTACTGGTGGCGCTGGGTATATTAGAATCGTAGACAATAAAAATATGCCTAAACTTAAAGCTGCTTCTAAGAAAGGTGAAGTGTTTGTTGTTCCAGATTATGAGGGCACAATTACTACTAAACCAGATGCAAGAAAATACAAAGGCAAAAAGTTAGACCCTAAATACCAAAAAGACATGAAAACTTATTCACGTGAGTTTGTTTTGGTAAGAATGCAGCCCGAGCAAGAACAATTTACC